AAATTTAAGTTTAGCTTGCAGAATATTTGATTCGACAAGTTTTTCAGCTAATGCAACTACACCAGCAGGTGGTAATTTTTTAAACATTCTTGTTGAAGCACGTTGGTACAATTCTGATTATGGTGGGTATAGTTTATTGATGCGATATATTAAAGAACTTGAAATTAGTTCAGCATCACAAACAGCCGCAAGTTTGCCACTATTAACTAATGTAACGGCAACAGCAGCACAACCAAACACTACAACGCCGCCAAACGCAATTTTTACAATAGCAAGCAATCAGTTAGCAGTAGGTGAAGACAATTCTGTAAGGATATTATTAAGGGGTGAAGCTTATAACGGATCTGTTGCAAATCCTGCTATTACTGATGTTAGGATATTGCTTTTTAGGGTTGATACAGCTGCAAATAATGTTAATTTTGTAACTGACTTATCATTATCAGATGCTTTGATACCACAAGCAACACCGGGCAGCGGACAATTAAACGGCGCTATATATTCGCCTTCTGATTGGTTTGAAAACGTACCTGTTGCTGATGATATAGAAGTACAATTTATTATTGATGGAACACAGCTTCAAGTAAACGGACAATATTATATAGTAGTAAACATTCATGACAACGTTAATCCTGAATATGTAACATCACATCTAAGCCCGCTTTTAACAGCTACTTACACGCCGCCTGCAATACCAACGTTAACGGGTTATATCAGCACTTACAATACAGAATATAGCGGCAACGAATTAACAATTGCACCGCACCAACGTATTAAGGCACGTTTAGAAATTGATAAAGCAAGCTATGTAACGGCTTTAAATGCTATTGGTTTAGTAGGTACTTTCGATGCGAGTGTAGCGGGCATTATTTGTAAACTTACAAACGTACCGGGCGTAGTTAATCAAGTGCAGGGTTTTATACCAGCATCGCCGCCAATTACAACGGCTGATATGACTATTGTAACTAATAATGCAACTGATTTAGTTTTAGATTGCATCTTTAGAATAGCTGAAGAATACGCAGGCACATCAACTGAAATAACATGGACTGTTAGTTTAAATCAGGTGACTACAATTTCGGGTATAACTCAATTAACGCAAATAGATTTTGTGCAAAAATTAGATGTTGATGTATTTGAAAATGATGCAATAACACCTAACTTATTAAGCATTAAGTTTTACGATTTAGCCGATTATATCGTTGGCATTAAAACCGAAATAATTGACATTTGCGATGCTGACCAAATAATAGCGCAAGTAGAAAAAGACCCATCTTTTTCAGGTTCAATAAACTTCATTGCTACTATTTACCCTGCAAGCGAAACAGGCGATACAAATAATAATGCCATTGAAGAAGAATCAAGCTGGGCGCCAATTGTAGTACAAATGCAACAGTTAACAAGCGCTAAACTTGCCGATGTTGACGCATCTTTTGCACCTTCGAATGAAGCTATTTTTAAAATAAACGTACAGCAATTAACGCAAGGTCAGCGCTATTGGGTAACAGGTATTGCATATCAGCAAGTGCCAGATTATTGCCCTATTGGCTTAGTTGCATTAACAAGTACATCTACTTATAGAACTGTTGGCGTATTACCTTTGTGGACAATTACAGGTGATCCAACCGCGGTAATAGCTGAAATATTAGCACACCCCGATTATGTAGGCGGTTTAAATATTGTTCAAAATAACTTTGTAGATAATGCAAATAGCCCCATTGGCGTTTTAAGTTACGCGGGCAATATTGTAACAGCTATAAAGATTAGCGATACAATTCCAATAGCTTATTATAGGTTTATTGTTGATGCTGACTTCGACCCGGGCACAGGGCCACACACAATAAGACACGAAATTTTAATGCCCGTTCCAATACCTGCGCCAAGTTTAGTACCTATTGTAACTTTTGACAATAACTATAAATGTAGCGATTTAGGATAAAATTTTTTAATTTAATTTTTATTTGTATCTTTGCGAATATATGTTAGTAAATTATCCTGTTTCATATACGCCCGAAATTAGTAGGACATATTCATTTAGGCAGCCCGTACCGATTCGGTATGCCTGCCCTGTTTTGCCGCCTAATTTTATGCAAAATGCTACTGATGCTTGGAACTGTAATTTATGCGGTTCTGATTTGCCGTTTTATATTCCGTATGTTGAAGGCGATATTATACCATTTCAAACACAAGTTACTGATAATTATAATCAGCCTAATAGCGTTTTGGTAGCAGGATTTCAAACAAGTACAAGTACATCGCATTATGTTGTAGTTAGTTTATATGATTGTTGCGGTAACTTAGTATCAGAATTTATTGATGATTTTTCAGATAGTTATCATGTAGGGCAAAGCCTTTCAACGGGTAGCATTCAAACGTGGTTTGTTAATACAGGTTTGTTCTCAGCTGATTTGGATTGCTTTAGATTGTACATTGATTATTACAAAATAAATCAGATAACTTTAGAACCTGAAATTGATAAAAGGCTTTATACAGAATACTATAAAAAGATTGAAGGTTGTGGCAGTTTAAATGATACTGCACTAATTTATAGTACTTATGCAAATTACGATTGTAACGGTAATTTTTACGGAACTTTAACTAACTATTTAGGTTCTAATAATACACCGTTTTATAATTCGCTTCGTATCTTTGGAACTGTTGAGTTTTTTGGCGATACTGAAGCGATAACAGAAAATGACAGAAATGTAGTTATTAGTAAAGATATAACAGAAAATTACGGCATTATTTCGGGCGCTGTGCCACCGTTTTACATTAAGTTACTACAACAAGCTGTGAGAGGCAATTACGTAACTGTTGATGGTGTGCAGTATCAAAACTTTAGATATGATTCTAAACCTGAAGATAACCGTATGTTTTTGTTAGATTTGTCATTTGACAAAAAATGTCGATTAGATAACAAACAATGTAGATGAGGTCGTAATTCATTTACAAATATTTAAAAACAAAAAACATGAATATTTCTTTTATAAATGGGTTTTTGGGCGCGTTCGGTGTTTGCCCGCCTTGCATAGACGAGGATAATGCCCCTAACTACTTATGCGACCCTTGCGATTCAACTGTTTATTCAGGTGGTATTGCTGGTTGGTTTGCAAAAAAATGTAACTACGAATTTGCCGATATTACAGATTCAACTGAATGGGAAACTGCAATAGCTGATAAAAACGTTTTTGGCCGCGTTAACGGTTCACGTATTAGCGGTGGTTTGCCTGCACCTGAATTTACTACTAAAAAGCGTGGTAGCTGCGGTCAGGAGGAGGTAGTAAAACAGTCGCGTGTTGTATCACTAACTGATGCAGAAAATGACCTAACATTTACGATTGATGCGCTTTACAATTTCCTATCAAATCCTGCTAAAGCTGCTGGTTATGAATTTGGTTTTGTAACTTGCGATGGTCGTTTTTTAGGTTGGTATTCAAACGTAACTGTTAGACCGTTCTATCAGATTGCAGAAACTGACGAAGATGATGCATACTGGACCGTTGAATTTAGATACAATGAACAGTTAGGTACATTTAGCCAATTATCTTTAGACTTCTTGCTGACATTGCCTTATAACGTTTGTTGGGTTACTTCAATTGTTGTAACAGGTACTGGTAACGTTACTACTGTTGGCGATGGTCTTACATTGCAAATGCTTGCAGCTATTCTGCCATTAAACGCTACTGATGCTACTGTTACATGGTCAGTTGTTAACGGCACAGGTACGGCAACTATTAGCAGTGGTGGTTTGCTTACTGCTACTGCACCGGGTACTGTTACTGTAATTGCTACAGCTAATGATGCTTCGGGCGTAACTGGTTCACTTGTAATTACAATTACACCATAGTATTTATAAGGGCGGTTATATAATGTAGCCGCCCTATTTAAAATCAAATAGAATGAACATAGAACAGTTTTACGAATTTTTAAATACTGTAAATGCTACAATACTAAATCCGCCTGTACACCCATTCAAAGCGGATTGGAAGCGTATTTATGAAAGCATTAAGCCTCACTTTTACGGTGAAGTGCCGCCCGCGTTAGATAAAGCATTTCCAAATGAAGATGAACAGATATTAAACTATCGTAAAAATACATATCAGCCTAAAACAGAATCGCCATTGGTTAAAGCAATAACCGAACTGCATAGGCTGTTAAGTTCAGCTAAGCATTCTGTTAGGTTTGAAAATATGGACATGCAGCAATTTGCCGAAAATGAAAAGTTTGGCGAAAATACTTTGCAGTCTTTTGTATTTTCTGTTTTTATTCCGAACCGCGTACTTGATCCGAACGCCGTTTTACTTATCGAACCTAAAGGAGAAGGTATTGAAACAGATAACGTGCGCGTTAATGTAGATATGAAAGTAATACAGTCTGATAGGATTGTTTTTAATGACCCTGAATACAGACTTCTAATATATAAAGGCATATCAAAAAATAAATATGCTACCTTAGGTATTGAAAACCCGCTATACTATCACATTGTAACAGATATGTTTTACGCACAGGCCCGCGCCTATGGTGATAAAACAATGTTTGAGGTTATTTATGAACACAATAGCGGTATTATGCCGTGGGTTACGCTTGGCGGTCGCGTTGTACCTAAATATGATTCTTATGGCAATACGTTTAAGGTTTACAAATCTGATTTTAGCCCTGCAATACCGTATCTTAATGATGCTGCTATATTTGACAATCAGCATAAATCGGTTATGCTTGCGACATGCTTCCCTATTAAATTTGTTGAAGGGGTTGATTGTAACAGTTGCAATGGTGTGGGCCGCGTTCCAGACCCAAATAACTACGATAATAGCATAACTTGTAAAACTTGTCACGGGCACGGCAAAGTGCTAAGTATAACGCCATTGGCAGCGTATAACTTAAACCCAACGACTTCGAAGTTTGGCGATAATGATAAGCAGCAAGTTGAACCAATACGTTATTATAGCCCTGATGTTAGCACTATTCAAGAAACTAACAAGGTAGCTTCTGAAGCATTAGGCAAAGCAGAACAAGTGCTAAATATCAATCGCAGTTTAAAAGCTGCACAATCGGGCGTGGCTAAAGAATTAGACCGCGAACCTGAATATATTGAAGTAGGTAAAATTAGCGATGATGTTTATGCGCGTTATAAGGATGTTTTGCGTATTATTCAGGCCATTGTGTTTATGGATACTGAAAGTGCGATAATGGTTAACCCGCCAATCAGTTTTGACCTTAAAACCGAAACTGAACTGATGGCAGAATTTGCACTATCGCAAAAAGGTTTGCCAACTGCTATTAGATACGAATCATATATAAGCTATGTTGACCGCCGTTACAATTCTGATGCGATAGCACGCCAAATAGCTACCATTTGCGCAATGTATAACAGCGCCTATCTTTATACAGTAGATGAACGTGTAAATTTGTTAGCATCTGGCCAAATAACAGAAAAGGATGCAATTAGCGCTCAGTTTGTTTTTGATGCTGTTACAGAATTGTATTATGATGAAGGCTTTGATATTATGAATAATGATTACACAGCTATTAAAAATGCAATTGATGCAAAGTTAGCACCAAGGTTTGATGCCGTTGCAAGTAATGTAATACCCGAAGTTAATATGGATGAGTTTAATAATTCAGATAATTCGGATGATTCAGATAATGATGAAGATAATAACTAATGGATTTCAATAAACCCGAACGAATTAACGACAAAGCATTAGAAATTTTACAAAAGCGGTTTAATAAAGTAGAACCGAAATTTGTAAAACAGGTCGTTGATTGGATAAATAAGTTTAGAACGACATCTGGCAATTTAGTAAGGTCTAAAGAAAACATAGCGCGTTTAAGTTCATTTAAAACTGCTGTTAATAGGTTTTTAGAAAAGGCTGGATATAATGTAATGGTTTCGGCTTTTTTAGAAAACTTTGACGAAATTGGCGCTAATACACAACTTGCGCAACAAGAATTGAACGGCATTGATATAACAAAAAGTTTTTTGAATCCATTTAAGCGCTATGCTGTTAATAATGTAATAGCTGCAATGCAAGGTCAAGGATTAAATGTAAATCTAATAAACCCGCTTAAAAATGAATTGTTAATTGCAGTAAATCAGGGTAGCAGTTTAACAGATGTTGTAACTTCAATTGCAGGACAATTAACAACAACTGAAGCGCGGCAAGGCGTTTTAAAAAGAATTAGTTTGCAGGCCTCACGCGATGCGTTATTACAATATGATGGTGTAGTTAATGAAGCGGTGCGAAAGTCTTATAAGATGGATGCTTTGCTATACGTTGGTTCTATTGTTAAGGATAGCCGCGCACAATGTGAACGATGGGTACAAGAAACAAAAAACGGCAAATTAGGTTTGATATTATTTGAAGATTTGCAAAGCGAAATTGATTGGGCTGATAATAACGGTACAGGCATGATACCCGATACAACGCCTGAAAACTTTTGTCAGAATCGCGGCGGTTTTAATTGTAGGCATATCGCTTACCCAGTACGATCGCAAAACTATATTAAAAAATAACACATGAAAAACTTTCAAAAAATACTTAAAGACCGCGGTTATTATAGCGGTGCAATTGATGGCATAGTTGGGCCATTGACACTTACAGGTGCAAAGCAATGGATTGATGCGGAAATGAATATAAGAGGATGGGTAAAGCCTGTAAATGATTTAGTTTGGATTCGCACCGACCAATCATTTGATAATAAGTTTGCAGATTACTGCATCAGGTTTAATAACCGCATCGCCGACATGATTTTACCATGTAGCACTACACCCGGCGATTTCATAGTATTTAATCCGCTTACGGTTGGCGGCATTACAGGTAGCGCGGTTGCATGTGAGCAGCAAGTGATAGCATCGCATAAGTTTGTTACTGCACGTGATTGGAAGCACCTTTGGTTGAATGCTCCGTATTTTTTTCAAGCGGGTGCAATAGAAATTTTCCGCGATAATACACGTGACCGCAAATTAGATAAGGCAGTTAAAACTAAAGGTTGGTACGGCATCAACTTTCATCGTGGCGGCATCGGTCATGCTGTTGATAGTTGGTCAGCTGGTTGTTTAGTTGTTCCTGATGCGCGATGGTTCGAAGCTATCAAAATATTTCAGCCTAACCAACTTATTAACTTTACACTAATAGAATTATAGCATGTTAGTAATAAAAGCAAAGCATAAAACAAACGGTACTGAATACCAATTTACCCCCGCGCAATGGTATACCGAACAGCAAACAGGTAATTATAACTATCTCGGTACTATTCACGTATCAGAACCAGCGCAACCAATTCAAAGAGCTATTACACCACCTAAACGCGGCTGCGGCTGCGCAAATAAACGTAGATAATATGCCAAGATTTCACAAATTTGTAATTCAACTTGAATACAATGAAGAACCGTTAAAACTTGAGGAACTTCAAAAAGATTTTGATGAAGCTGTTAAAATTGAAGACTACAAAGCAGCGGCAAAAATCAAAAAACAAATAGATGAACATCTAAACACAAATAAAGAAACTGAATTTGTTCTTGAACTTGAAGACTATTGTTATATTGATCTTGATGAAGTAGCAACATTCTATAAATCTGAATGGGATGATGGCGAAAAATTTACTAAGGTTATTTTAAAAAGCGGTTTTGAATTGCCGCTAAGTATATCATTCGAAGATTTTACTAAATTTTTTTTTAACATAAACACACATGGATAATTTAATAATTAGCGAAGAATATCAAAAAAGTGATAATGTAACATTATGCCATTTATGTTTAAAATCAAATGTGCATGTAGTAGGTGTTTTTATTGTTGATGAAAATATTTACGATTTTGAAACATGTAAAAAATTTGCTAAAAAAGATGCTATACATAGACTTGAAAGATTAAAATCTTATACATCATGTTATGAAACTATATTTGGTATCTATAATTCAAATTTAGAAAATTTAAAATTATTTAACGTTTAAACACACATGAAAATGCTTGACAAATTTGTAGAAAAATTGGGTATTGAACCCGAACTAATTTCAAAATTAGAATCAAATGAAATTACATTAGATGAAGCCGTAACGGGTTATGTATCTAAAATTGAACGTACTGTACAGGAACGTTTAGGCAAACAGATTGAAGAAGCTAAAAGCGCTGAACTATTTGGCGCTGCTTATGCAAAAACAGAAAAACAGATTGCTGATGCTTTTGCGATTGACCTAAAAAAATATGAAGCAATAGATAAAAAAGATAGGTTTAAAACTATTGTATCTGATTTAAAGAATAGCCAAGTCGAAATGATTGAAAAGCTAAAGCAAGAATACACATCTGCTGATGCTCAAAAGTTGCAACAGCTAACGCAACAACTTGAATTAGCTAACGCAAAGCTAAATGAAAAAGAAATGCTAATGCAGCAAGCTATTAAAGAAGAACAAGGCAAATTTCAAAGCTACATCAAGAATCAGCAAATAGATAAGGTGCGCGGTTCATTAGTTGAATCTGTAAAAAATGCACGTTTAGCGCCTAAAGAAATGCGCGCAATTTTAGAAGCCGAAATACGTGAGCGCGGTTTTGATTTTGAAATTGATTCTGATAGTAACATATGGGTTAACAAAGATGGTAACCGCGTAAAGCATCCATCTAAGCCAACGGAAAACCTAAAGTATGAAACGCTATTTGAAATTATTGCAGCTGAATACAATTTTGAAAAGCAAAGTAACGGCGGGCAAACAAAAAGTTTTGAAATTGATGAAAAAACAAAAAGCGGTATTCATCCAGCGCGATTAAAATACATGCAAGATAATGGTTTAATTTAGTTTGTAAGTTTGGTTTAAAGTTTGTCAGAGGCAGTTCGAAAGGGCTGCCTTTTTTAGTGCAAAATATTCTATAAAAAATTTATAAAATTATTTATTTTAAAACATCTTATCTTTGCAGTAACGACCTCTCACAAAATAGGGTGCTGCGGCACAGAAAAAAAAGTACGCACGGCAGCGTGGAAAATGCCAAAGAAAAAACAATTTTTTATATTATTAAATTACAATAAATGTCAACTATAAAACTCGCTGATGCGTGGAAAATTATAGACATATCGCTGAATAATAACAGCGGAATGCGTTCTATGCCTTCACCAAACATCGGTCTTTTGCAATTGCTTGTAAGTGCGGCTAATAAGTCAGCTTCACAGGTAAAACTCGGCAACGTACAAGCTGTTGAGCAAGGTAACGGTAAAGTGTACAAAGTTGCACGCCGTTTTTTTCCACGTCTTTCTGAATCTAACGCTATAAGTTTAGAATATTGCCCAACTGATGGTGATGTTGTTAAGCCGCTTTATGATGAAGTAGAAATTACTAACAAAACAGTTTCTCAAAAAATTAAAATTGATGATGAACTGATTCGTTGTATTAAAGAAAGCCGCGCTGATTATCAAAACAGCTATGTTAATGAAGTTCTTAGAAACCACATTAACAAATTAGGTAAAGAAGTTGCAACGGTTGTTGCTAACGGTGGTTTTGTTGGTTCATTTGTTAAATGCGATTGTGCTGACCCTGCTGTTACTTCTAAATCTTTGCCTTTGTTCCTTAGTTCTGGTTTAGGTATCAATCCTGTTGGTGAATCTATCTTAGATAGCGACAGAAAGCAAGCTGAAATTGAACAACAATTGATTTTGGTTGGTGGTACTTTGCTTGACCAATACCGCAAAGCGCGTGTTATTGCATCTGGTAACGATAATGGTTTTGATGCATCTTTGCTTGAAATCACACGTTCTATCTACTACGATACTAATTTGCCAGCTGCATTAGGTAATACAAGCGATATTATTGCAATGGCACCGGGTGCGCTTCAACTTGTAACTTACGCAAAGAACAAAGGTCAGTTTACTTATGACTTTGAAGACCAAATGCGTACTACAGTTGTTGACCCATGGTTAGGTATTGAGCATGATGTTGTTATGTCTTACGTTAAATGTAATGACGAAATTGAACTATACATTCAATTCGCTACTAACTGGGCGGTAGTTGGTATGCCTAAATGCTGGGCAGTTAACGACTGTTTATTTGATGGTGTACTTGATGTATTTAAATATCAAGTTGTTTGCGCTGATACAGGATATTGCGACATTGAACCAGCTTGCGGTTTTGTTGCTGCACCAAATGCAACTGATGCAACATTCTGCGAATCTGCTGATGCTTGTGAAGTAGCATGTAGTGCTTTGTTCTATTCAAGAGAAGTTGAAGTTGAGCAATTTGAAGGTATTGAAGTTGATGTTACTGATGCTATTGCAATTCAAATTAACGGCTTACCATTCTCAGTTGGTGGTACTTTTGATACAGGTACTTCGGGCGGTGCTAATGGCTTTGTAGCTGCTGCACAGGCTGCACTTGCAAGTGTAGGTTCTATTTACACAGTTGCAGGTGGTTGGGATGGAACAGCATTAACAATCTATGTTTTAACTAATGATACAGTTACATCGGTTGTTATTGTTTCTGCCACAACTACAGATGTTGCGCTTACTGTTTCTACTGAAACACTTTACAATGTTTATAGTGCTTCAACGCCTTCAACAGGTGCGACACTTACAAACCTTGACTGGGTTTTAGATTCAAATTCATTTGATGGTGCGCCTACTGCACAAATTTTAGGCGAAACAAATGTATATGGAACTTATAGCAATTTCTACACAACAAGTACTAATACAGGTGCTGCACAGCTTATCATAACTGATAGCGCTGCATGCAACGATACTTTTAACGGTACAATTTAGTTTTAATGATTCGGGGGCGGGAAACCGCCCCTTTTTAAAATAAAAACACATGGTAAACTATTCAAAAAAAATAGCACAGGCATTAACAATAATTCGTAAATATTATAGCGCGGTAAATGTACAGCGTACAGATAACGAAGATGTTGTTTATTTATTCGACTATTCAACACAAAAGAAAACAATAGGCAGCATAAAGATTAACAAGGCTGTTGAAAAGGCTGTAAAGCAAAATGATTTTCCAAAGGATATTTATTATTCAGAAGGTTTATTATCTGTAATTAAAATAGAAGAAAATGTACAACAACCCGAAACCATCGAAGCCGAAATCATTGAAGCCGTTGAAGCCGTTGAAATAACCGAAACTGAAAAGCCTAAAAAACGCGGACGCAAAAAACAAATAGATGCTGAATCTTAATACACCTAATTGCTTAGATAATTATATTATATCATTGAACGGCTGCTATCCTGAAGGTACAGTTCCGACAAGCGGTTATTATTTAGAAAATCTTGAAGGGTTAACTATAAATAATGTTGCAGCGGTTAGTAGTGAAGCATTGGTTTCAGCTACAGAAACAGTACGCGAAAAGATGTATTTTGCTGCTGATATTGTAGAAAAGCGCTTAAAGGCCGTTTTAAATGCGCGTGGTATAAAGCTAAATAGCATTGGCAGTTTATATTCTGTTTGTCAGGTTAGTAATGTTTCAGATATACCTGTTGCTGCCAATCGCGGTATTAAAGTATCTAAAAAATGGATTAGTAGCCCACAAAGCCGTATTTTTGTAGATTCGGTACGTTTTAAAAGTACAGTTAATGCAAGTTCAACAATTTATGTAACTGATTATGCAGGCAATATATTATTTAGTCAGGCTGTTACTGTTTTTGCAGATACGGAAATGCACATATTTGTTAAAAAGTTTTTTAATGAAGATGTAATTTTAATTACGATAGACACTACTAATATAGCGCCTTATCTGTATACTTGTAATGCTGCATCTAATTGTAAGCCCTGCGGTGATATGGTGCTAAATGTTGAAGGTTGGAACGGTGTTAGTGCTTCTGCATCGGGTTATTTAGGCGCGTGTGTACGTGTTGATTGTGTTGATACTGATATTATTTGCCAGTTTTTAGACCGATTAGGTATGACAATTCTGTATCAAACAGGTGTGCAAATTTTAAAAGAATGGGTATCGCCTAACAACAGATTAAACCTTATTAAAACGCACGGTAACGAATGGGCAAATGTTAAAATAGCTGAGTGGGAAAATGCCAGCATTGAAGCATTAGATAATGAAATTGATAATATTATTCAGCTGTTAGAAACTGACCGCTTTTGTTATAGATGTGAACCAAGACTTAGAATGTATTCAATGTTTCCCGGCTAATGAATATATCTGAACGCTTAGAAATACTTGCACAGGTTGTAAATGATGATAATACAGCGCGTAGAATATCTCAAGCTGCCGCTATTCAAGTCATTGCAGAATATAAGCAAAGGATATTTTTTTTAGGCTTAGATACATCAGGCGGTTCAATAGGGCAATATTCAGTAAATCCGTTTTATATAAATCCGTTAAGCCTTACAACTGTTTCAGCGGGCGGCATAAAACCACAAGGTAAAAACGGTCAAAGTGTTTTTAAAAATGGCAATCCGCATAAAACAAAGTATTTAACACAAGGTTATAAAGAACTAAGAGATTTAACAGGTAGGCAATCAAATACAGTTGATTTAAATTTTAGCGGTTCATTATTTCAAAGCATTAAAGTAACTGAAAGCGGTAGTGTTAGCGCAATTACTTATACAAATGATGAAATGGCAAATATAATGGTTTTTAATGAAGATAGGTTTGCAAAAGACATTTCAACGGTATCAAATGAAGAACGCGAAATGGGCGAAACCGCCGCGCGAAACGAACTATTAGCAATTTTAGAAGAAATAGATTTATTATAATGTACGTAACACAAAACATAATAATCGAACTAATTAAGCAGATTGATACTGCAATGGCAGCCGTAAATGTAAACGTTAACGGTAATGGCATAGCTGTAAAAGATACTGCTGGGCAAGTTGTTAGTTTAAATGTTACGCAAAACGGAACACGTAATTATGTTGGCATCACAGACACCTCGGGAGCGGGCTATTATATCCGTACTAATGGTATTGTTTCGGAAACAAGAAAAGCAGCAAATACAAAGCGCGGAAGTTGTGGTATCGAATTGGATGTGCGTGTTCCATTTAAATTAGTTTTTTGGAACTTATGCGCTGATCCGCGTATGTTATTAGATTCGGTTAAGTTTGCGCTTTATGGTGCGAATTTTAAGGGCGTACAATGGCAATACGCAATAGTTAACCCGCGTTTGTTCCCGGTCAGTAATGAAATACTACCATGGACTGTTTACGCTGCTGAAACGGGCAAAGATGCAAAAACATTGCAAAGTTTAATGCAAATAGTTAGTATAGATTTTGAATTAAGATATGATTTAGCACTAAATGAAAAGTGCAAACCATTCACGATATGTTAAGAATCACTATGCCGCCATTTTCGCTACCTTGGGGCAATTAGTAGGGGGTTGGGATCAATACCCCCTTTTTTAGAAAATATTTAAATATATATATATGGCTTGTTGTAATTGTTGTGAAAATACGTTAATTTTGGGGTGCATTAACAGCTGTGATGCTGTATTTGATACGGGTATTGTTGCAGATGCGCTAACAGAAGGCGTTTGGGTTTTGCAGCTTAGTTTTGGTAATATTTCTATTTATTACAGCATTGATGTTTTAGATGGTGAAACAGTTATTTTTACAATGCCAAACTTAAACGAAAACTACACTTACACAGGACAAATAATTGACCCTAACGGTGAGGTAGTTAATATTGAAGTTGACGGCATCGAATATGATTGCATTGAATTTAGCACTAAAGTAGGATTATCAAATAATCAAATAAACTTATAAAAAATGATAGACATAGTAAAACTCGCAAATGGTAATGTAGCTATTTATGATTCGACATCGGGCGATTTCATTAACAGCCTTAGCCCTGACATAGTTGAAATTGAATGTAACGTTAACGGCAGCGTTAAAGTAGTTCAAGACAACGGCAGCGTTGAATACATTGACCCAGCAACAGTTCAAAATACTGAAGTAGTACCAGCAGCCGCAATACCTTTTACAGGTAATTGTGCCGACTTAGCCCAATTGTTAAGTACTGATTTTTTTTTTGTAGTTAGCGGTGGCGGTGGTTCACAAGACTTAGCAAGTGTTTTAGTTGTTGGTAATTCAGCAAATGCTGGAATTATAGACTTGGATTATTTGGATTTTGATACAGCAGCAGCACATTCTGTTGGTGTTGGTGAATTGGCGTGGAATAACACAGATGGTACTCTAGACTTAGGTTTGCAGGGTGGTTTAAAAAATAGACTTGGTCAGCAATTAGTAGTTAAAGCACGTAATACAAGCGGTTCTTTAATAGCAAAAGGCAGCGTTGTAAAGGTAGTTGGTGTTGCAGGCGGATTTGTTGGTATAAACTTGGCACAAGCAGACAGCGTTGCAAATAGCGAAACAGCATTTGGAATTGTTGCCGAAGATATTGCAGATAGTTCAAATGGATTTGTGGCAATAAACGGATTAGTACACGGATTA